ATTAGAATAATGACATTTGATGGCAAAACTGAGTTTGTTTGTACGTGTCAAGCAGGACGAAACTGTAAACATATTCATATGGTAGCTGATACACTTAAACCAAAGAAGGATCTGTTCTAATGCGTTGGAAAAATAGACCAGACAAGGACAAGGTCAAAGTGATTCGTGATATAAGAAACTCTAACAGAGATTATTGGTTACAAAGAGAAAGAGCTGAGCAACTATACAAAGAAGGAAAATTAATTCAAATTCAAGCCTATGATGATAGATGGGTATATGCAACTAAAACTCCAGAAGAGTATTATTTTTGATATTAGGAACGTATAGACGTGAAGGAACCGTATGAGTATCTTGTCACGTCTTCACGTATGGAAGTTCGCTTCCATTAATTAGTAGGAGAAAGTAATGGATGATGTAAAAAAGCCAGTGTTTAGCGAAACTTCATGGCTAGTAAAGCTCTTGGAGCGTGGAAGGACTGAAAAGTTTATGGAGACTATAGATGTCACAAGGGAGATAGCACTTCGCTTTCTGAGCATCGCTGATCCAAACAACCGAAATCTTTCCAGAGTATCCGTAGAGAACTATGCACATGACATGTTAGCCAAACAATGGATAGATAATGGTGAAGCTATCCAAGTTCTAAGTACTGGAATATTGGGTAACGGTCATAATCGTTTGAACGCTGTACTGAAGGCAGCAGAAACTGATCCAGGTATAAATGTCAGAATGACATTTATATTTGGTATCATACCAGAAGCTCGCCGATCTTTTGATCAAGGTAAAAACAGAACAGCAGGAGACCGATTCAAGATCGAGATGAAAGTAAATCATGGCGCTGCTATGGCATCAGCTATCGGTCTTATTGAAGCTCGTGCTAAAGGACAGAGAACAATTGGAGGGAGAGTCTCTTCAACAATTTCTGATATCCTCAAAGCATATGAGAAAAATAGGAGCGTATATGATGACGCAGCAGACAGAATGGTTGGCATTGGAATTGCTAACCAACTAGGTGAAGGTGCGTTAATAGCAGGGTACTTGGTTCTTTCAAAAGAACCTGGTATAGATGTTCCAAGAGTAGATACATTCTTTGATAAGCTCATTCGGGAGGAAGAACTTCCGCATGATGTGCATATCACAGAATTGAGGCGTAAACTAATCAATGCAAACAAAGAAAAGAGAGCACGTGGGTGGCGTCCGTGGGAAAAGTTAGAAATCGTCCTACGTTATTGGGGATATTTTATCACCGATAAGCCACTTCCTGCTAGTGGATCGCTTCCTGTTACAGGAAATTATCCAAAAATTCAAACGGGAAAAGTTCCGTTTGAAGAAGAAAACGCGTAGTCATTAACTAGTGGCGCGATCAGTGCATAAAGCAAGGGTGAGTGGCCTTACCTCGAAGGTTAATTCCAGGAGATTGACGAGGACAGTCTCATTGGCGCGCCGCTATATTTGGTAATAAGTGTGGTGCTTATTACTATAAGGAGAAAATATTATGGGTGAAACGCCTGACGAAACAGTCAAAGAACCAGTAATCGAGAAGCCTCCTGTTGAAGAGGCCAAAGAGCCTGAAAAAGTAGCAGAAGAAGTTACTGAGACAAAGGCTCCAGAAGAACCTTCAGCAGCTTAGACATAATTCTTGAGGAGCGCAACCAGGTCTTCAGAAACTTGGTTGCGCTCCTTTTCTGCTTGTTCTTTCATTCTAATATAATCTTGTTCCCAAAAAACTTTATCTTTCCAAGGAAGATCAAACCCATTTGATTCTGCCGCATATATGAGACCGCCTAGACTTTTAGTCCCGTTTCTAGCTAGTTGAGGCCTATGAGACCTCCATTGTCGCATAAAATAACCTGGCCCTCGGCCAATTGAACCGTACCTAGCACCGCCAGATACGGCCAGCATGAAGAGTTCTTCTGCTTCGGCTTCCGTGAGAGTATTATTATCATCCGGGTCATGTATAGCTCCTATCAAAGGTAGCATTACATTTAGCGTATACCACTCGTTAGTATCTGCCAAACCTTGTTCTTGTATGAACTCACAACAAACTTGAGCCTTCCTAAATGGAGGCCATTTTGGATCTTTGCGAGGGATAAATGGGATCTTTGTATGAGGTATTTCTCGCCGTACTTGTATCAGTGGTACTAGGTTGCGCAGTATACGTATATCAGTCTTATGACAGTAGTTTTTTGAAATTTCTGCTAACGCTGGTTTTTGTCCTTTTGCTATCTTTTCTGATTTTGGATAATTGATAGTGCCTGGGAGGCGCATCACACGATCTACGTTTGACATATTATCTACTTTAATTGGTAGATCTTTTGGAATCATATCGCGCAAATGTTTCTCGAATTCATGTGCTAGTTGCGTTACAGCTGAGCGACGACCTATTAATATATCATTAACTTGTTTTTGCTTATCATCTTTAGGCGGACGACGTAAATCAATCTCAATTGGCTCTTTGAGAATATAAATTAGTTGATAACCTCCACCTGTGCTTATCGCTAATGAAGGTCGTAGCTCATTTATAAGGAAGTTATCGAAAAACGCTAACATTGCTATAACTATTTCATTTGTTTTTGAGCACGTAAAATCTATATCAAAAGCCAAAGCACGAATGGCGATAATATCATCAATGTTATTTTTACCCCAAAGTCCTGTTCGCTGACTAATAGGGCAAGGAGTATTGACAGAATAATATACATTAGATCCCCTCTTTTGACGTTCTTTAATATCTTCAATAAGCAAATTACGTTGATGCGCCTCGTAGGTTGCGCCACCTTCCCATTTAGGACCGCCGTCATTACCAAATGGCGCTTCGGAGGCAATGGTATGACGTCCATTGAGTTCGAGCATATCTAAGAATTCTAAAGATTGGGCTATATTTAATTGCATTTTATTTCTCCTTGATTTCCTTTATATGTGAGTTCTTTGCTCTTTGTACTTGTACCGCTTGTTGAATACTAAATTCTGCAAATGCTTTATTTAGTTCTTCCTGTTGATATATTACTACATTAAATATGCTATCGAATAGTAAAATGGATTCGTCGTATTTCTTTTTTGCATCTAACCACTTTTCCTTCGCCCTTTTATATTCCTCGGAAGACATTGAGTTCCCCACTTTCTTTCTTTTACTTAAGTATTACTATACTATACTTATCGAACAAAGTAAAGCGCAAAATCTATACTGTATAGAAGTGTGAAACCACTAAACCTCGAAAGGAAGCAATATGGCAGGGTTTACGTATAAAAGCTATAATTTCACCGATAAAGATCCAATCATCGATGAAATTAGAACTGTCTATCAAGATAGTGGAGTAAACTACAAATGGATCGAAGAAAATAGTGGTGTAACTTCTGCAACATTATCCAATTGGTTTACTGGCAAAACTAGAAAACCACAAGCCGCAACTATCAATGCTGTGTTGAGATCAATGGGATACAAACTTGGCATTGTTAAATTTGGAGAAAAACAAGTCCATGTTGTTCCAGAAATGGAACAGCCAGTGCAAAAGCCTCTCTCAATGAGACATGTCGTTCAAATGAAGAAGTACAAGAGGAAAGGCAAGTAAGATGAAATATAAAATGTCGTTAACAATTGAATCACAAATATTATTTGCATTAATAGCAAAATTGATGCCACCTGGTATAGATCATTTTGATGTTGAAGAAATTGCTGATAAACCAGATAAGCGTTCAGTAGTAGCTAAATTGATAACAGCAAACATGCCAAAAATAACAAAACAAAAATCAAACATACAAAGGCCGCGTTTTGTTCATCCAGATGGTAAAAGAGTGCAGGATCTTGTAATTGAATATTTAGAGAAACAACCACATAAAATAGGAAAATGGGCAGTAATGTCTTATCATGTTAGAGATCAAGGATTTGCTGCAAGCTCTATTAATAATGGTATATCTAGATTGAAGAAAGAAGGTATTATCAAACAAACAGGGCCTGGAATGTATAAATTAGTGGAAAAGAAAGTAGCCTGATGTAAATCACAGAAAAGGCGAGTAGAAATTTTCTGCTTGCCTTTTCTCCCGTATGCGCGTATACTACGCAAAGGAGCTGAAAATGAATCTTGATAAGATCTATAAAAGAGATGTTGCCGGTGGTACCAGAATTTGGTGGGCAGAAGTAGGAGAAAATGAGAATGAAGGCTATTGGCGTTCTCATTCTGGTACATTAAATGGGGAAATATTAACTACAGAATGGAAATATGCAGAACCAAAAAGACAAATAAATTCTTTTCAACAGGCTATATTCAATGCTAATGCAGAAATGAGAAAAAAATTAAAAGTAGATTATAAAGAATCACTTGATGATATAGATGAAACTAGAAATAGTGCTATTCGCCCAATGCTAGCTAACGAATATGTTGGTTGGGTTGGTCCTTGCTTTGCGCAACCTAAAATTGACGGTATGCGTTGTTTAGCCAATAAGGATGGGTTGTGGTCGCGCCTCAATAACAGAATCATTTCTACTCCTCATATTGAAGGTGCATTAAAAGAATTTTTTAATCAATATCCAGATGTAATTCTTGATGGAGAACTTTATAATCACGATCTTCACGACAATTTTAATATGATAATGTCGCTTTGCAAAAAGACAAAACCCTCATTTGAAGATTTGGAAAAATCAAAAGAAATAATCCAATATTGGGTATATGATGTTTATTTTCCATCTCTGTCCCCTAACATGAATTTTTCGAATAGATGGATGTGGTTGCAATCACAATTTTTCGATTTTTACTATGATAGCATAAGAATAACTCCAACTTGGAAAATTAACACTAAAGAAGAACTTGATATTTTTTATCTTAAATTACTAGAGGATGGATTTGAAGGACAAATAATACGTTTAGATGTTCCATATGAACAGAAGCGCACATCCGTTCTTCTGAAGCGAAAAGATTTTGTTGATCAAGAATTTGAGCTTATAGCAATTGAGGAAGGACAAGGACAGTGGAGCGGATTAGCCAAACGTGCTATATGTGCGCTTCCTGATGGAAGACAATTTGCTGCTGGCATTAGCGGAACTCAAGATTTTTGCAATGAATTACTTCAAACACGTTATAAATATAAAGCAGTTACTGTCAAATATCATGCATTAACTCCAGATGGAATTCCACGTTTCCCAATTGCAGTTAAGTTTTGGGAAAAGGAATTTGATGCTTTTGAAGAACGCATCAAAACCAAGAAAAAGGACTTATTCGGATAGGAGTAAGCTATGGCATATGGAATAATAGCTGAATTTGTGGGAACTGTTGATGAAGCAAAGGCTTTTGCTAAAGAGCATGGTTTAAATCATGCAATGAATAAAGGTACAGAGCCAAATGGATATCCTTATATATCCATAACATCTAGACACAATTCAGATTTTGACAAGGATTTAGCCAAGTTTAAGGAACTTGGTTGGGATGAAGATTTTCTTGAAATTAATGTTTATAGTGGTAAACTGGCAAATAGGAGTATAACATGAACGAACTAACAGAGCGACAAACTGGAGCAGTCCAGATTGATGATGAACTCCTTAAAATGGGAGGAGCAGGGACTGAGAACATCAAAGCAAAAGATGTTCTTATTCCACGCTTAGTCATCCTACAAAGTTTATCGCCACAATTGGCGAAGAAGAAATCAGAATATATTGAAGGTGCAGAAGTTGGCGATTTCTGCAATGTCGCTACTGGTGACGTATATAAGAAAGAAGTGGAAGTAATTCCATGTCATTTTGCTACGGCATACATAGAATGGATAAAGAACCGTGGCGGAATTGCAATGAATCACGGAGATAATCCGACAGTACTGGATAAAACAACTAAAAATGAAAGATTTGAAAATCTATTGCCAAACGGCAATATGATTCAAGAAAACGCACAATGGTATTGCTTACTCAAAGATGGCGGGTCGTGGACAAGAGTTTTCTTTCCATTGAAATCAACAGGTCTGAAACATAGCCGTAAATGGATGACGGTGATAAGATCTGAAACATTAAAGGTTGATGGGAACGATTGGAAACCGCCACTTTTTTGGCGTCTATGGAAATTAATAGTTATAGATGAATCAAATGACCAAGGTGACTGGGCAGCATTTAGACCTGAAAGAGGTGAAGAAATAGCGAAAATAGATGAAACGAGAAAGCTTTTGAGAATGTGCATGTCATTCTATAACGATATCAAAACGAATGTCGTGCGCGGCGAAGTTGTTCAGGATGATGGAGGTGGTCCTATTATAGATGGGACTGCAAGAGATATCTCAGACAAAGCTACTGCATTTTAAATGCGGCTGGCGCAGCACCTGGCATGATTTCATCCCCCGAGGTCATGGCATAGAAGCCACAAAAGCCCTCTACGACAGTTGGAGGGACGGCGTGGGGGTAAGGACTGCTGATTCCCCACGAGATTTTAGGAACAAAATGAAACTAAAATTAATTCCTCTTAGTGAAAAAGAAAAGTCAGAACGGTGGCTTAAAATGACGATAGAACCTAGCGAATTTGATTGCATAGACTGTCATGCTCATGTATATTCTTGGGCAGATAGGATTGGTAATCGTTGCGCGGTATGTCAATGGATACACGACATGCCGTATTTAACTGAAAAAGAAATTGCAGAAATTCGTTTGATTACTGCTACCCCAATCTTGGAAATAGATAATGACTGAT